AGCAACTACCGACCGTCTATACTTCGAATTTTCCGATGGAGGAACTCGAGAGGATTTACGACAGACGGCTTTATGATCGCGTTAGGGACCTCACGTTGCAGTACGGATTTACAGGCGAGAGTAAAAGGGGGAAACGTAAATGATTCGTACAAATACAGTGCTACTAGACGGATATATAGTCGGCATTTATAGCGACGCTGAACTAGACGATATGCTCATGAAGTTAGCGTACTATTACAAGGTAGGCGTAGAAGAATTCGTCGTATCGCAGGAAAACCCGTTGACAATCGGGCGACTAGATTAAACGGAGGTGTAAACGAATGAATCACGAAATACGAGAAATATGCACGTTAGTCGCAAAAATGTTCAACGAATTAGCAATCGAGGACCGCACGGACTGGACAGCGGAGGAAGTCGCGCCACAAGCGAACATATTCCGTAATATGGCAACGAAGTACTTCGAAATGAAGGACGGCGTAAAAGAGTGGGCGGTTGCCCAAACGAACTGACTAACTAAACGGAGGTGTTTCGATGGAATATGGCAACATGCTTTTGAGCCGTATATTGGATGACAATGACGTAGCCGCACTTCGTAGGCACAACGTACGCGAGTCCGACTTGCAAACGGCTGGGGAAAAGGAAACGCTGCGCTTCATCGTAGAGTACGCCGAGCAGAATGGCGGGCAGGCGCCAGATTATAGGACGGCTGTCGCTGAATGCCCTCAGTTCGTTTACTACCCGCAAGTCGAGGACAGCTACGAATACCTTACGAAGCAGATTAAATCGTATGCGGCAAAGGTACAATTCGCGGATCTTATACAGACGGAAGTGCCGAAGATATTCGATGCGAGCGACGGATTCAAAACGATTGACGAGACGATCGAGCGGTTGCTGGCGATAAAAAACGGCACGGAGATTCGGAGCAATTTAGGTCGCACGTTCAGCGATATTCGCGACTCGTTCAAATCCGAGTATCTGAAGCGCGAGGAAGGGAAGTCGTTCAAATGCTGGCAGACGCCTTTCGAATCGCTGACAAAGGAGATAGGCGGATGGTATAGCGGTGACGTATACGGAATCATGGCGGAGTCAGGGCGCGGTAAAACGTACCTTAACGTTAAGATAGTCGATTCATTACTACGACAGGGCGCGAACGTACTCGTCAAGTCCTTCGAGGTAAAAGAATACGTTTGGATTGCTCGTTTGATTTCCGTAGCAACCGCAGTCGACGAAATGCTAATCGATGAGATTGGCAGAAAAGTCGGGTTGCCGAACAAGCGGATTCTTAGCGGGAAACTCGAAGACGTTGTGCGCGAACAGTTCCTCGCGGTTGTCGATGCACTAGATTCGTATTATCCCGGCAAACTATACTTCCAGGGCAAAAGCGGCGGCGAGTTAACAAGAACGCTAGACGACCTAGAACGTGAGCTGATGACGGGAGTTGTTAACGCTGTGGTAATCGACCCATTCTACGGACTGAGCGACGTATACGGCAAGAACGCCAACAAAACGGCAGGCGGAGCGGCAGAGTGGGCGGCTACAAGGTTCGAACAGATTATCGGGGATAACGATGTAGTCGGATTCTATACGGTGCAGGCAACGGTGGAACGAAAGCAAACTGACGAGGAAGATCGCCGCGAGCTAAATCTGCCGAAGCGTGACCAAGTGAAAACAACGAAGCGCCTGCTCGATATCGCTACGAATTTAATCAGCTTCGATAGTCTCGAGAAAGATGGGCGAGCGATGCTGGGAATCGAGAAGGGACGTAACGGCGGCGAGGACTTCACGCTTGAGCTTATGGCGATATTCGATTACGGAGTACTAGCGGAGTTTCCGACGGGAGCGGTCGCAGCGAGTCAGTTTAATTTCTAGGAGGCGATTAACGATGTCGATTATACGTATTCATGGCCGCGACTTAGACGTAGATGTAACCGAGGAACTCGCCGAATTTACATGGAGCAGAGCACGGTGGGCCGGCGACAAACTTATTGCTTGCTCGCCCTTCCGTTATGACAAGTCGCCTAGCTTCTTCGTATCGCTATCCGGAGAATATTCCGGCTGTTGGTCCGATAGCGGGGCGACTGGCGAATGGGCGTCCGGATCTCTCCCGAAACTTCTTTCGTTTTTGCGCGATGAAACATATGAGGAGTCGGTTCAGTATTTAGTCGAAAAATACAGTGTTCGCCTCGGAGCCGCAATCGAATTGAAGCCACCAGTATTACAGATTACGAGGTCATCACATTACGTAGATCCGAGATCACTAGAACAGTATGACGAAGATTACACGTACTTGCTCAATCGGGGAATTTCCATGGATGTGCAGCGGCAGTACGGCGTTCGCTTCGATAAACTCTCGAATACTTGCGTTATCCCTTGGTACGACGCACTCGGGAGGCTGGCAAACATTAAGTATCGTAAAACGAATCAGAAAACGTTTTGGTATTCGAAGGATGCAATACCGATTAGAGAATCGATTTTTGGTATCGATAAGATATTCGCCGACCGTTCGAGAGAATGTGTTATCTGCGAAGCCGAAGTGGACGCAATGTCCTGGCGAACAAAGGGGAAACCGGCGGTCGGAATAGGCGGGGTTGCCTTCACGAAGATGCAAGCGGACATTATTCGCCGTAGCCCGATAGAGCGGCTGTACCTAGCGCCAGATGCCGATGCTGCAGGCGAGAAGCTACGGGAGTCGGTCGTAAACGAATTACGAGGAAGCGTCGAGTTATATAACGTATATATGCCCGCAGGAATCAAGGACGCTAACGAGGCGCTCATGGCGGGATGCCTGTCAAAAATTACCGTCGAGAAATACGAAAGAACGTTCGGTTTACGTATTGATAAGAACGACCGTTCGTTATAAAATAAAAAAAACAAAATACAAAAAAGTTTTACGCTAAGTGTCAAAAAAGCGGTTCAGCTTTCGATGTATAAGTGTAAGGCGAAAATAAAGGGGGATGACGATGACGAAAACCGTATTGGCTAACGGCGTTATTGTTGAGGAAGTTATCGGCGAATGTATTTGCGTTGTAAAAAAAATCTCCAAAAGATACGGTATAGTATACCGCGTAGGGGATTCGGAGGTTGAGAGTTACCTAAATTCGAAGTTAATGAGCATCCTAGAATCCTACATACCAGGTAGTTCCCCACTAATGACGAGAGTATACTATCGACTAGAAAAGCACGCGCTTGATTTTATCCGAAAGTACAAAAAGCAAATCACCCGAGAAACTTCAATGTCAGCCATCCTAGAAACAAAAGAAGACGCCGAACCAATCGAGTTCGACGTCGAAGATACTGCCGTTAATATTCAAACAACTTACGAGAGAAACGATTCAAAGCGCCGAGTGATCGAGCACCTTTTCGCCATTGCCGACGACTTGCAACGGGCGATATTAACCGCTTTCCTTAATTACGACATGAATGCGAATCAGATAGCGGAACAGCTTGGTACGTACCCTAAAAAAGTATATAGATCACTCGAACGCCTGGCGAAACAATGCGACGAACATATCCGCCAGGAGGCACTTGAAATTATCGCGTAATAACCAACAACGACGAGAGGGGCTATACGCTTCATGAACGATTATATAAAGACGTCATACAAACGCGCAACACGACGAGAGCAACTTTTGTGCGAACTTAACACTCGTAACAAAACTGAAATACGAAAGCACCAAGCGGAGTTGTTTTATCAAGGGTACGCAAGAGACACGGATGAGTTGTCGCTTAAAATTTACGCACGTCAAGGCGCACGCTACTCGTAGGGGATTCGTGCGCCATCTAATATACGATATAGTATATCGGAAGGAGAAAGCGGTATGAGTTTCGCATTGGAGAGCGTCAAGCAAATACAGGCGACGTACAAGGAAATGGTCGAAATGGAGCGGAAGCTCCGCGAGAAACAATCGAAGTACGACAAGCGTTTAAGCGAAATTTACCACGAAATAGAGACCGCTGGCGACGTCGATATGGTCGAGGCGTTCGAGTTTTTCAAAACGTTGCAAGTTACGCTGCAAACGCGCCGTCGCGTGAAGCACGAACAGTCAGCACTTGACCTAGCGATTCGCGAAATCAAGCCGCTGACCGATCAGGTAAACCGTACGAGAAATACGCTGCAGAGTCGCGCGGCAGAGAACGAACGGTATCGTGAGAATTTCGAAGGTTAAAGCCAGCCTCCGCGCTGGCTAATCGTTGCGCACGCTATCTAACTAAACGATGGCATGACGTGGGCGTAGCGATTAGCGAGCGATGCTCGAATAAATAATCGGAGGCGATTCGCTTGTTTAACAAAATTATTGCGACATTGTTTTTTATAGGTGCGCTAGGATATACGGTAACATTCTATCGATTTGTGACGGGCGCACATGTCAGCGATTTTGCGATAGGTAGTTCGATATTCTTAGCAATACTTACGGGGGTAATTCTCGGCTTAGAATCTCTATCGCAGGGAAAATAATCCAACGCTGGTTCCGCCGATTGTCTACGGACGATCAGCGGTGCGAGCGTGTGGAGGTTCCCGCGTTCGAACGGACAGTGGTCCGCATTATAAACGAGGAGTGATTCGATGGGATTACGAGATAAGTTAAAAGCACGAGATGACAAAGCGCAAGCAGAAAAGGCGCTACGTGGCGAGGGTAACGATTTGCCGGAAGGCGTGAAGAGGTATGTATCGTTAGGTCGCGAGTTAAAGGACGGTAGAGAGTTTGTAATCATCGCGGATCCCGATAATTGGTTCGCTTATTACGTACACGAAGACGGAGATTTCGCTACTCGCACCGACTTTATTCAAAAGCATACGTGCTTGCATAGTCCGAAACTGGCAGGCGTTGACTTCGAAGAGTTCGATAAGCCGAACAGCTCCGTGTGCTTAACGTGTAAGGCGATGAAGAGTCCGAAGTATCAACGCAAATTATATTTCGTGGTTCCCGTTTATGATGTCCAATACGGAACATACAGGTTCCTTGATTTAAAAGAATTTCACGTTAACAACATCGTCACTGACTACGACAAGCTCGAAAAAGCAGCTCGCAAATTCAACAAGGAATATACGCTGGTCGGAGATGCGGTCGTAATCAAGAAAAAAGACAAAACGTATTCGCTTGAATCCGCTGACACTGATGGGCTAGAGCAAGCGATAGAGGACGCGAAGAAGTACACCGGAATCAGCTTCGATTTCGCCGAGCAGGTTAACTTCCGCGATGAGGCGTCTATCCGCGAGATTATCGGAAAGGCTGACGGCGACAAGTTCGATAAGTCGGTGCTTGACGGACTGCCAGCGATTGAGCCGAAGGCTGAGAACGTCGGAGCGCCAATCGATATCAGCGACGACGATTTACCATTTTAAACGGAGGCGAGGCGCATGTGTGACGATACATTAAAACGCGGCTACCACAGCGAGCTACTCGCACAGGCCGCTTTGCTCAGTGCGGGATGGGACGTATCGGTCCCGTCCACGCCTAAGCCTTACGATATGGTAGCGGAACGCCCAGCGACAGGCGAGCGAATGTACGTGCAAGTCAAAACGGCGAGGCGGCGAAGCGACCGTAATGGCGAGATCGTGGTGTACGCGAAGAAGAATAGCGGAAAAATCTACACACTCGACGACTGTACGCATTTTATAACGGTGCTCGATACAGACGTGTACCTGTTCGAGAACAGAGAGATTTCGGAGTACTGGTCGGCGGCTGATGCGGTGGATTCGAAGTGGGAGCGATTAAGCATAGCGATGGGAGGAACGAGCGTATGAAAATCAAATTAACGAAGGATCAAATGGATTATTTCCGCAACAATGAAGAATTGGAGATTGATGGCGTTAATTATGAGATTCACGAGGATTTAGGATTCGTGGAGCACGAGCATGGACGCACTTGGTTGTTGATACTAAAGCGCGAGAGTGACGGAAAACTCTTCTCCCATAACGTTGAGTATGTTCGCTATGGTCACGAAGATTACGGTTACGAACCGTTTGCCCAAGACGGCTACATTCATGAAGTCGAAAAACGAGAAATCGTTAGAACGGAGTGGGTGGCCGTATGATACCGATGGAGGTCTTGGTTACGTATCTAGCGTTCGGAGCGTTTTGTTTCGTGGCAGGAATCGTGGTTACGTGTATGGCGTTAAGTGCGGCGGAAAAGCGGAATCCGAAGGGAGCGCGATAGCATGCTAAAAGTCGGAGACATTGCGGTGATAGTCGATAACAGCGATACAGTTTTCGAGATAGGCGAACCGGTTCGTGTGATTGAGGTCGACGTGAGCGACGTGATTCATCCGCTGTGTGTGCAACGTGTACGAGACGGTCATTTTAAGCCGAGCGCCCGCGAGTGGGTAGGCGCAGAGCAAGTACGCAAGGCTGAGACGCCAAGAACGAAAGGGGATTGATAATATGCGAGTTGAATTAGGTCACGGAGTAGTATTCGAAGGGACACCGGAGGAGATTCGTAAGGCGGCGGAGTTGATGGGCGTGAAGTTTCCGAAGAAGGCGGAGGAGGAAGCCGAGCGATTAGCGCGAGTAAAGCAGGGGCTAGACGGGACGTATGCGCATCTTACTAGCGATAATGTACGTGTTGATTTTATTGAAACGGAGTGTTTCGGAGATGATTTCCGTGTCGTTATCATGGCGAGGAACGTCCGATGAGTACGCCATATCAATGCGCAAACTGCGGCGAGGAGCATCGAAGCCCCGCCGTTTTGCTTTACGATGAGCGTGTCGAGGCTTACTTTTGTGACGCGAAGTGTGATCGCGAACACATCGAGAACAACTTCGACGAGTTCATGCGATGGTATCGAAAACAGTATACGGAGGTGTGCGATGTATGACGCTTAACGCACGATTGAACATACCGGCTATAAACGGAGCCGCCGAACGTGTGCAGGCTGCGCAGAAGGCGAAGAAAGCCGCAACCGAGACGATGGAGGAGGCGTGGGAGCGGATCCTAGCGATGAAGAATAGCGACGCCGACAACGAAAGGCTCCGCGAGGTGCAACGAGCAATGGCGGCTGGCAAGATAGGACGCGAGCCTAGCGACGTCGGTAAACGGTTCAGTAAGGCGGAGGCGCTCCGGATGTGGCGAGTGCTCAACGAACAGCAACGCGATAGCAAGATTCGCGAGCTCGTGGAGAAGACGCCTGGGAATTACGTGCTCGTCGATACGTGGGATAAACTGCGCGATATGGTTCGCGTTATCAAAGAGGCTGACTTGATCGCACTCGACTGCGAAACTTTTGGAGATACGCCAGACGGTGGGTTAGACCCGTGGTCAGGTAAGATGGCCGGCTTTTCAATTTCGACGCGATCGCTTAGTTATTACGTACCACTTAATCACGTAGAGGATACGCAGTTAATGACGGAGATAGGCGATGCCGCAATCGTTGAACTTTGCAAGGACGCACTAGAGGGCGCCAAGACCGTCATGCACAACGCTCCTTTCGACTGTAAATGGTTTTGGATTAAGTACGCGATAAACTTATGGGACGGCTTGCACGCAGATACACGTATCATGGCGATGGCTTTCGATGAGAATCGCGACCACCGCCTAAAGAACCTCATCACCGATTGGCTCAAAATAAAGAGCGACAATTTCGATGAACTATTCGATAAGACTCCGTTTAATCAGATTTCGCTTGATGTGGCGTTACCTTATGCTGCAGGGGATACCGAAAAGACACTTGCACTGTACGATTGGATTCACCAATTTTACGATAAGCGTGCGGACCTTGCGGAGATTAAAAGCCTCGTATTTGATATCGAGATGCCGGTATGTCGCCGATTCATTCGCTCCGATTTAATCGGTATCGGGTTTGATGCCGAGAAAGCTGGCGAGATTGATAGAAAGTTAGAAACCGAGGAATCAGCGCTGCAGTCGGAGATATTCGCACTGCTAGGCGAAGAAATCAATCTAAACTCGCCGATTCAGTTAAAAAAGAAGCTATTCGTTGATTTGAAACTAACCGACTTGGAAAATGGGTCCACTGGCGTAAAGGTGTTAAAGCGAATTAAAAACGAGCATCCCGTAATTGGTAAACTTCTCGAGTATCGCGAGGTAGGGAAACTCCGCCAGGCATTCACGCAGAAACTTCCGCGAGAAATAAAGTACGACGGCAGGATTCACCCGTGGCACAATACATTTGGAGCTGCGACAGGACGCTTTACGTGCTCATCGCCGAACACTCAGCAGATCCCTGCTAAACGCCCTGAGATTCGCCAGTTATTCACAGCGGCGCCCGATAAGATATTCGCGTCGATAGATTACTCGCAAATTGAGCTTCGCGTATTGGCGCACATGGCGAAAGAGGAAGCGCTGATTCAAGCGTTCCATAACGGTCAGGATATACACTCGACGACAGCCGCGATGATAAGCGACGGTAAGTATACGTATGAGCAAATCGAGGCGGATAAAGACACCGACGGCTCAGCGCAACAGAAATACCGCAAGCAGGCGAAGATAGTTAACTTCGGTATCGTTTACGGAATGAGCGATAAAGGGCTCTCGGATACGCTCGGCATCACACGTAACGAGGCGAAGACGATTATCGAGAACTATTTCAAAGGGTATCCCGGCATTCAACGATTCATGGACGAACAGAAAGCGGCAGCTCGCAAGCAAGGATACGTGACGGATATGTTCGGGCGCAAGCGACGCCTGCATGAAGAGTACAAGTCGAAGGACCGTTTCCTACAATTCCGCGCCGATCGTCAGGCTGGCAATTACCCTATCCAGGCGAGTGCCGGGTCGATATTAAAGAAGGCAATCGTGGACCTAGCGCCAGTATTAGCGGAAACAGGCAGCGAAATAATCCTTCAGGTGCATGACGAACTCGTTTTCGAATGTCCCGCGACGATTACACGCGAGGAGCTTTATCGTATTAAGGAAACGATGGAGCAAGCGGTGCAGATGCTCGTGCCCGTGCGATGCGACCTCGAAATCAATCCGAGAAGATGGGCGGAAAAGGTAAGCGAGGCCGAGTGGTTCGAAAATAAATCGAAATAAATTTACGTCAAATTGTCAAAAAGGAGTTACCCATTTCGATGTATATGTAGAGGGCACGAAACGCCCTGTTTGATACGATATGGTATAACGAACATAAAGGAGGAAAAACGATGGACACAACGCAAGGAAAGTTACTCGTTAAGTTTCATAAAACGAATTGCCCCGGCTGCCGCGTAATGGAGAACGTACTGGGTTCGATTGACTTCGAGGCGCTAGGCGTAACGCTACACGATATTAACATCGACTCGGCTCCGCAGTTTATCGATGAGTACGGACTAGCGAGCGTGCCTACGCTGATCCTATTCGAAGGCGAACGAGAAATCGGTCGTATGACTGGCGTAGTACCAGCGGATGAGCTCGAGGAGTTCATCGTAGGGGCTGACGTTGAAGACGAGGAGGGCGACGAATGAGCTTGACGCATAAGGTCGTGATTCCGAAGTTTGTCGCCGAGGCTATCGAAGAATCTGGCGTTATGAGACAGTCTGTTGATTATGTAATGTACGAATTAATGAACGAAGAGTCCTATAACGTAGCTTCTTGGGTACGTGAAAACGGAAACCTCGTAAAACTAGCACAGGCTATCGAGAATGGGTATGAAGTCGAGAAGACGACGGATGAACTCATCGCGGCACATTACGCCAGCTTTGGCGGTAGTCCATCAGCGATGGAGCGTAAGGTAGGGATGGTCGATGTACTCGAAATCCTCGGCATCAAAATCGAAGGGGTGAACGCATGAGCCTAGCAAATATTCGTAAGCAGAATCAAGCGCAGGAGATAGCGGATGAGTTCGTATCGTACATGGCGGAATTCCACTCGTACGCACAGCCGTATGACGATGCGATGGACGCGGAGTTTTACGAACAGTACGCACGAGTCCTACGTGAGCAATCGAAATGGGGTTATTTTAACTGGAAAACGGCACCTGACGGAACGCCTCGACCGCTGTTCTCGCCAAGCTCGGCGGGCAATAGTGAGCGGGAGCTGTACGAAAAGGTGCGGCGCTCCAAGAAAGACGAGAGCAACCCTACGCCGAATCAGCGTGACTGGACGGGATTGGGCAGCGCGGTCGGAGGGTACCTTCAGCGCGAAATCATGCTCGCTGAACGTCACTTCAAGAAGCTAACGGGCAAGGAGCCGCGATTCCGATTCGAGCGCACCGAGAGAAACGAGCCTGCCTTCGAGCATTTCAAGAAGACGATTCACGAAGTCGAGTATGACGGTGAGAAGTTCGGGCTTAACGGATTGCCTGACGGAATCCTGCTATATACGACGGATGACGGCGAGGTGCTCCGTGTAGGCCTCGAGGTCAAGTCGTTCCAAAAGAGCTGGACGGATTTTAAGAAACTCGCCGACCCTAAGCAGGCGCACGTTGACCAAACGATCGTCTACTCCGAAATGTATGGACTCGATTACTATATCGTGCTGTACCACCTAACGTATGGGTACGATTGGTTCCGCGAAGATGTCGAGCGAAACAAGGCATTCGGCAAGTACATTTCGCAGGCTGAACGCGATACGGTGCTCGAGAAGTTCGCTAGAGTAACGAAGGCGGCTCGCGAGGGCATCGCACCACCGCTAGACCTAACGACATTCCGATTCAACGATTACAAGACGGCAATCTCGCAAAATCTCAGCGATGAGGAATACGAGGCAATCCGTCAGCAAGTCGAGCAAGTCAAGCGCAGCAGATTACCGGATTACAAGAAGCGCGGCTACATAGAGGCGCTGGACTTCATCGATAGCGTTCGAGGTAGTAAGGAGGCGGGCTAATGGCGAAGCCTAAACGAAGCAAGGCGTTGCGGGTGCTGGGCGTAGATACTTCGATGTCTAGTCCAGGTTTCGCGGTTATCGAGGTAATCGACCGCAAGCCGAAGGTCACAGCGTTATTCCACGTCAAGACAGACACGAAAGACAACTACGCACAGCGTACGCAACATATCGAGTATTACTCGTACGCATTCTTTCGGGAGCAGCGTCCGATTGATACGATCGTGCGAGAAAACTTCGACTCGAAAAACTCGAAGATTGAGTATTCGGTTTTCAGTTCATGGTCCGCCGTTGATAGGGCGCTGCATCATCTCGGGATGCGTATCGAACTAGATGCGATGCCGCCTTCCGAAATAAAGAGACTGGTCACGGGCAGAGGCAAGGCCGAGAAGTGGGAAGTCGAGGAGGCGGTGCGGAGGATTACGGGATATACAGGACCTTTCGCTACAAATGATGAATCGGACGCGTGCGGGATCGCGCTTGCGTACCTATTAAAGGAGGAGCTAATCGATGGCTAAAGAAATACCTCTGACGAAAGGGAAAGTAGCGATAGTCGATGATGAGGACTATGATTACCTTATACAATGGAATTGGCGGTTTCAAAACCCTGACTACGCGGCTGCAGTCGACATTGTTAACGGGACTGGAACGAGCGTGAGAATGCATCGAGTTATCACAGGAGCCAAAGATGGGGAAATCGTTGACCATATAAATAGAAACGGCCTCGATAATAGAAGAGCGAATTTGAGGATATGTAACCATTTAGAAAACTCTTGGAATAGAGGTAAAAGGTCCTCAAGTACAACAAGTAAATACAAGGGTGTTCACTTTAATATCAGCGTCGGAAAATACCAAAGCTCGATAAAGATTAACGGTAAAACTGAGCATTTAGGGTGTTTTGTTAACGAGATCGATGCTGCGTATCACTATAATAAAAAGGCGGAAGAGTACTTCGGGGAGTATGCTGTCATAAACGATATACCGAAAGATTACGTACCGACCGAGGTATTTTCAGTTGATAAAGTGAGAGGGGTACACTCAAAGTATATAGGAGTTACTTACGATAAAAGACGAAGTAAATATGTAGCACAGATTAAAAAGCAAGGAAAATCTATATTTATAGGTTATTTCGGGACAGAGCGCGTAGCGGCCGAGATGTACAATGTATACGCGATAGAACTTCATGGGGATAAAGCTAGATTAAATACATTCGAGAAAATGGAGGGGATTATTAATGAATAAAATATTCGACGAGAAGGAAATCAAAGTGGGAGGAGCTCTATATATTGTCCAAGAAGTAGAAGGGTTGCAGCGAAAATACGGATTATTTGGTCAAGTTGATTTCAGCGATTGTGTGATTCAAATAGACGCTGATTTAACAACAGAAAGAAAAGAGCAGACCCTCGTTCACGAGGTGCTTCACGCAATAATGTTTGAAGCGGGGTATAACCCAGAGGAACAAGATGAATCTCTCGTCAATAGGACTTCGAACGTACTGCACCAAGTACTTGCGGAGAACCTCCCTCTATTAACTACGGTCGACGAAGAGATTCTCGTTTTAAACGATAATAAAGAGGAAGGAGCGCCTTTCTAATGTTATATATCACAACATTTTGCTCATTTCTCGTGTTTATCGGAGGGTTAACTGTGGCTGTAACAGAGGAAGAGTCAAGTCTTATGACGCTAGTCTCGTTTATTGTATGCGCGGCCCCCTTCGGGTATTTAATGTGTGAGGTTATCGACCGCCTATTTTGATACGATATAGTATTACGACTAATACGAGGTGAGTCCGATGTTAATTGTATACGATAGCAAGACCGGCAACGTCGAGCGGTTCATACACAAGCTC